GAAGGTAGAGATAGAATAGCTAAAGTACACTTTGAAATGATTCAGCAAGTAGAAGCTGAAGGTAAAATCTAAAATATGAAGTTTAGAAACGGTTGGAAATCATATAATAAACAATGGGATAAGATAATGATCAGATTAAGATTATCCTTTATAGATCTTTTATGTATTGAAATAGATATCTCTAGAAAGTTTTATCTATTTACAATACTTAATTTTACTATTAAAAATAGATAGTCTTATTTAACTTTCTATAGTTTAAACTTTATTTGTATATTTGTTTATAAATAAAAATTTAAACCAATGGAAAATCCTAATGAAAATCTGTCTCCTGAAGAGCTTGAACAAAGAAAAGAGGAGATGAAATTATTTTATGATCAATCAGTACCTTACTTAGAATCACAACTTAAATATGAGCAGCTTTTAACTGATGTTGAAGAAGCTAGATTTAAAAGAGCTAACTTCCAGTACCAGTGGCAAATGCTTATGGCTCAGACACAAATGGCTGAGGAAGAAGGTAATGATACACCTAAACAAGCACCAAAAACTTCTACTACAACTAAAAAAACAAAGTTAAAAAGAAGATAAAATGGCTCTTGTAAACCAAGTACGTAAGAATGTAAGGTTGCAAAAGTGGGATCTTGTTAAGTTTCAAATTTTAACTCATTGTTATGTAAATAAAATTTTACTAAGCAATGCAGATCTTGAATGTTTAACTTTATTAAGTTTTAATGAGCCAATTGAACTTAGTAGTTTTTGTTCTGATGCTTCAGCTGAAGATGATTCAATTTTTAAATCACCACAGTCTGTAAGAAACTCATTAAACAAATCTGAGAAATTTAATCTAATTAGTAGAAGTTCTAGTAATAAAAAAATAATTATGTTAAATCCTCAGTTAAAGATTCAAGTTAAAGGTAATGTGTTACTAGATTATAAATTTTTTGCTCATGAATCCAAAGAAGAGTAAAGATTTTATAAAAGAGGTATCAGAAGACTTAAATGTAAATTCAGACTTAACTGAAGATTTGATTGACTTTTACTACAAAGAATGTAGAAGTGTTTTGAGCAATCTTTCACATATTAGATTAAATATTGAAGGATTGGGACATTTTATATCTAGACCTAACTTAATTGAAAAGGCAATAAAAAGATATACAAAAGCATTAAACAATCATGACACTTCTACGTTTGCTGCGTATTATAATAAAAAGAACTTAGAACATAAATTAGAATTACTTAAAAATACATTTATTCAACATCAAGAAGAAAAAGAAAAAAAAGATAGATTTAAAGAGTTAAAAAATAATGAATTTAAAAAAGATTTGGGAGAATAGAAAGAGTATTTATGAAGGTATTAAAAACTCAGTTATTAGAGATGACTTTGTAGAAGAGGTTTCTGCAAAGAGAATGTTAATATGTAAAGAATGTTCTGAAATAGATTTAGAAGGTTCTAAATGTGAAGTCCCAGGTACACAACCTTGTTGTGGTAATTGCGGATGTTCTTTAGCTTTTAAGACAAGGGCTTTATCTACGGATTGTCCAATAGGAGAGTGGAAAGCATTAATGACTGAAAAACAAGAAGATAAATTAGGAGAATTATGAACTTATTATTTAATGAAGAAGATCACACATATATTAGTATAGATGGTTCAGAGATACAATGGACAAGTGTTACATCTTTAATTTCAAAATTTAAAAAAAAGTTTGATGCCAAAAAGGTATCACAAAAAGTTAGTAAGAATAAAAAATCTAAATGGTATAATATTGATCCAAAAAAGATTAGAGAAATCTGGAATAAAGAGTCTAAGAGAGCTACTGATTTAGGAACATTTTATCATAATCAAAGAGAAGCTGACTTATGTGCATTATCATCTATAGAAAAAGAAGGGGTTACTATTCCTGTATTTCCATGTGCACCATTAAAAGATGGTAAAAAAATATCCTCAAAACAAAAACTTGAATCAGGTATATATCCTGAACATATGGTTTATTTAAAGTCAGCAGCTATATGTGGACAAGCTGATTTAGTAGAGATAGTTAATGGTAAAGTAAATATCATTGATTATAAAACAAATAAAGAAATTAAAAAGGAATCATATAAAAATTGGGAGGGTATAAGTGATAAAATGTCTAGTCCATTGCAAAATTTAGATGACTGTAACTTTAATCATTATAGCTTACAACTCAGTATTTATATGTATATTATATTAAAGCATAATCCTAAATTAAAACCAGGTAAGATCTTTATACATCATATCTCTTTTGAAAAAGAAGGTGAGGATGAATATGGTTATCCAATTAGTAAACTAGATTACAATGGTGAACCAATTGTTAAAGATGTAAAAATCATGCCAGTTAATTATTTAGTTGATGAAGTTATTATGCTTTTACACCATATTAAAACTACAAACTCAATAGCATGATTATAAGATTATTTGATATAGAAAATGATACAGTAATACCAACTGAACACTGTTATACATTAAAAGCATTAAAGGATATAATGGATAACTATCCAGAAGATTATTTAAAAATATATCAATATCTTTTTTATATGACTTGTCCTAATCCAGATCTAAATCCATTTTTTTATACACCAGAAGTTGATAAGGAATCTTTAATATTAGAACAAGTAGATGCTGAATTTTCAACTGAAGATGATGATATACATGCTGCATTAAAGTTTTGTGAAAGAATGTATGAAACTCCAACATCTAGAGCTTATAATGGTATATCTAAAGCATTAGATAATATGGCCAGATATATGGCAAATACTCCAATAACTGATGGTAGAGATGGTAATATAAATCAAATTAGAGCAGTAGCTAAAGATTTTGAAGCAATTAGATCTTCTTTTAAAGGAGCATACAGAGACTTACAAGAAGAACAACAAAGTCAAGTAAGAGGTGGTTATGGGTTAGGATATGATCAATAAAACAGAAATATATCAGAATATACCAACTTGGAATAATGGGGTTTGGGAAACTACAGACTTTGAGTCTAGAGAAGATTTTGCAACATTTGTAAGAGATTTATTTAAAAAACCTGGAGAATATAATTTTGATAAAACATCAGAAGAGTTTAATGCAGAAGCTATAAAATTTAAAAATACAGGTGTATATTGTACATCTGCATTTAAATCTAAAGATTTTATTAAATACTGGGATGATCAAAAATTAAAATGTAGAAAGGGTGTAATATTTAAATCTAAAGATAATTCTTGGTATATACCACGGGATTATTATATGTGGTTAAATTTCTTACCAATCTTTAATAAAGAAATACAACAGTTTGGTTTTGCTGATATTAGAGATGCACAATATCATATGTCATTATATGAGATGTTAGCAGAGTTAAACTATAAACACGTAGCTATTTTAAAGAAAAGACAGATAGCATCATCTTATTATCATATGGCAAAGCTTATTAACCAGCAGTGGTTTGAAGCTGGGGTAACTTTAAAGATAGGAGCTAGTCTTAAAGATTATATAAATGAGAAAGGATCTTGGAAGTTCTTAGATGAATATGCTGCATTTTTAAATGAACATACAGCTTGGATAAGACCTATGAATCCAAGAAAGGTAATGATGTGGCAACAGAAAATTGAGGTTAGAAAAAATAATAGAAAAAATGAAGTTGGACTTAAAGGTACTATACAAGGTATGTCATTTGAGAAAGATCCAACAAATGGTGTAGGGGGTCCAGTTAAATACTTCTTTCATGAGGAGGCTGGTATTGCACCTAAGATGGACAAGACATATGAGTATATGAGACCTGCAATGAGATCAGGACTCACTACCACGGGATTGTTTATAGCAGCAGGATCTGTAGGAGATTTATCACAGTGTAATCCTCTTAAGGATATGATACTTAATCCAACATCCAAAGATATCTATGCTGTAGAAACAGATTTAATTGATCATAAAGGTACTACAGGTTTGTCAGGTTTATTTATTCCTGAGCAATGGTCAATGCCTCCACATATAGATCAATATGGTAATTCTAATGTAGAAGAGGCCACAGTAGCTTTGCAAAAACAATTTGATGATTGGAAAAGAGATTTAGCTCCAGAAGATTATCAGTTAAGAATATCTCAGCATCCAAGAAATATTAAAGAAGCATTTGATAATAGATCTGTATC